CCAATGTAGCGGCGGTGAGCGTTAACGTGCTCTCGCTGGCGTGCCAAGAGCTTGGTCGCGTCACGCGATCATTTGTATCCGGCTACACAGCTGCCCGCGCCGAAAGTCGCCGAGTTCGCCGATTCTCGCAACGATGTGTGACGGCAAACTTCAACGGCGCATTAGCTCCGGGTCGAACCATCGTGCATGTCCGGTGGGACACTACGTCGCCCTGGTCTATCCTGATGGCCAATCCGCGAATCATCGCCGGGCAGCGGCAAGTGGCGATCGACGTGAGCTTCAACTTCGCCGGCTGGGGCGGCTTACTAGCCACCGTCACGCTGGACAATGGCGAACTGTACAATCAGGAATTCTTCTACACTGTCCTTGATCGCCCCATTTATCCCGGAGCGGTCTACAATTCTGCCAATGGTCCGTTTACCTTGGAGTCCAATGTATGAGCAAGAAGTGGATTGCAGGCGCTATCAAACATCCCGGCGCGCTCCGGAAGGAGCTTGGAGCTAAACCGGGTAAACCCATTCCGGCCAAAAAGCTCGATGCTGCGGCTAAGAAGCCGGGGGTTGAGGGTAGGCGAGCACGGTTGGCCCAAACCCTCAAGAGTTTCAAGAAATGAAGATGAAATCGAAGTCCACACTGCCGCGTGAGTTTGCCGCCAAGACGGCCAGCAAGCCCGATGCCGCCAAGAAGGCACAGAAGGCTGATGACAAGTCAGACAAGGCCATTGCCAAGCGGTTTGGCGTGAAGGTGAAGAAGTGAACGGCACAGGTAATGGCATCGACAGGGATGGAATGATCGACAACGACACTGAAGGTGGCTGATATGGACATTCCTTACGATCTGGCCGCTTTTCTTCAAGAGCGCCAAGAAACGGCTGTAGCGGCCTTCCATAAGGCTATGAAAGATGGATGTTCCCTGTTTGAGTCCATTGGCGAAGCGATTGAGGCCTACGGCCCCTGCATTGACTGCGGATCGCCGAAGCGGGAATTGTGTGAGAACAAAGGCTGTGAAGATGATCATCACGCCTGAAATGATCGCTGACGCCGCCCTAGCGCGCTTTACTGTGGAGATGGAATTTCTCAGGGGGATTCCTCTTCCCCAATGGGCTGAGCCTCAACCCGATAGGCGCACGAAGTGGCAGAAGTTCAGGTCTCGCGTAAAGTACAAGGTTTGGGAGTTGCGCCATTCCTTGGCTTGCCGGATCACGCCATACGGGTTTGATGAATTATGAACGGTTACTACTCTCTTCCAGTTCAATCCGGCTTTAAGCGCAAGCCATCGCGCCTTAACTCCCTGAGCTGCGCCATCATCTATGCGCTTCATGGTGTCGAAGGAATCAAGCAAGCTGCACTGTTGTCGGCCTATCTGGCTAAATGAGTTACGCATACTTTGCAGCGCTGATCAGGGCTTGTTCCACGCATTGCTGCTTGGTTGGTGCATACGAGGACGCGAGGAGCTTTGCCAATGCCCCATAGCCTGCCGGAGACAGCATGAAGGATACTTGCTTGCCGCCAGCATCGGCCCGCGCCTTACGGCTGCGGGCTTGGCGCTCCGAGGTTGAGACCTTCATGGTTACGCTGCCAGTTCAATGATCTGGCGATCTGGGAACATCTGCACAACGCCGCCGGTGAAAGTCACGAGTACGTCATTGCCATTGTTGACCAGCTTGGATGCGATAACTTCTTCAAAGCGGACTTGAGCGCTATTGGAGTCGCGAACCAAAAGCTTGTCGCCAGACTTGATGTCGTGTGCAGTATGGATGGTCGTTTTCATGGTGGTTGCCTCGTTGGTTGACTGTGTAACTAGATTACAACGTGACTAGTCACACTGTCAAGCATCCATCAGCAAATAATCGAAACGACGTGGTACAGTAACAACCGTATCGCTGTGATAGCGAAACCGAATCATTGAAAAGAGCAACGGCTAACAATGGCATTCGTCAAAGGCCAATCAGGCAACCCTAAGGGCAAAGCTAAAGGGCCTAACAAGTCCACGAAGCTTGCACGGGAGGCTATCACTGTCTTTATCGACGGGAACGCTGACAGGCTTCAGGGATGGCTTGACGAGATTGCGCAGACGGAAGGCCCTAAGGCTGCGTTCCAGTGCTTCACTGACCTGATTGAGTATTCGGTGCCCAAGCTGTCCCGCACTGAACACTCTGGCATTGATGGCGAGCCAATCCAGCACGTTAGCCAGATTCGCCTCGTGGACATGGCTCCGAATGAGTGAAGTCACGGTCCAGCTTCCACCGAAGCTTAGGCCGATCTTCCTCGGAGCCGCAGACGTTCGTGGCGCTTATGGTGGTCGAGGGAGTGCCAAGACTCGCAGCTTTGCCATGATGGCCGCTGTAAGAGGCTTCATGTTCGGCAAGCAAGGAACTAGCGGCATCATCCTTTGCGCACGACTGTTCATGAACAGTCTTGAAGATTCCTCGCTGGAAGAGGTCAAGCGGGTTATTGCCGACGAACCGTGGCTGTCCGATTACTACGATGTGGGCGACAAGTACATCAAGTCCCGCGATGGCCGTATCTCGTTCGTGTTCGCTGGGTTAGACCGCAACATCGCATCCATCAAGTCCAAGGGCCGCATTTTGCTGTGCTGGGTGGATGAGGCTGCGCCGGTCAGCAACGACGCTTGGTCAACGCTTATCCCGACCCTGCGTGAAGAGGGTGATGACTGGAACGCTGAGTTGTGGGTGACATGGAACCCCGAGCGCGAGGTTGATGCTGTCGAGACGCGGTTCCGCAATTCCACCGATCCGCTGATTCGGATGGTGGAACTGAACTGGCGCGATAACCCGAAGTTCCCGCACAAGCTCGAGCGCGAACGGGTGCGTGATCTGGCAGAGCGACCCGACCAGTACGAGCATATCTGGGAGGGCGGCTATAAGAAGTCCGTAGAGGGCGCTTATTACGCCAAGGCGCTCGCCGACGCCAAGCAGGATGGTCGTATCGGCAATCTGTCCGCTGACCCATTGATGACGCTTCGTGCGTATTGGGACATTGGCGGAACGGGCGCCAAGGCCGACGCTTGCGCTATCTGGATTGCCCAGTTCATCGGCAAAGAGATTCGCGTGCTTGACCATTACGAGGCTCAAGGCCAGCCGCTTGCTGTGCATGTCGCATGGCTTCGTGATAACGGATACGCCAAGGCTGAGTGCGTGCTTCCTCACGACGGCGTCCAGCACGACAAGGTGTACCAAGTCAGCTATCAGAGCGTGTTGCGTGAGGCGCAGTTCGAAGTCCGCGTCATTCCCAACATGGGCGCAGGCGCAGCGATTCGACGCATTGAAGCCACGAGACGCGCCTTTCCGTCCATGTGGTTCGACGAAAAGAAGACCGAGGCGGGCCGCTCTGCGCTTGGCTGGTATCACGAGAAGCGCGATGAGAACCGCAATATCGGTCTTGGCCCGGCTCACGACTGGGCGAGTCATTCCGCTGACGCCTTTGGCCTGTGCGCGGTCGATCACGTCACGAATGCGCCAAGCAAACCCATTCATCTCGATTTCTCAACTCAATTCAGCCGTGAAGGCTTCGGCCACCGCCAGGAATTAGCCCATGGCTAGCAAGAACAAGACCTACTACCCCGAACAGTCGAAGTCCAAGAAAGCGCCCAAGGACAAGGACGCTTGGACCAAGCTCATGCTGGAACGTGCATCGGACGCGATGACGTTCGATACCGAGCAGCGCCGGCAATGCGTCGAGGACATGAAGTTCGCCTTCGTGGCTGGGCATCAGTGGGACGCGCATCTGACGGCAAAACGCCGCAATAAGCCGAATTACGAGTTCAACCGGGTTAGGCAGCTGATTCGCCGCGTTACGGGCCAGCAACTCAAGAATAAGCCGGAGATCAAGTGTCGAGCCGTAGAGGACAACGACGTTGATACCGCCGAAGTACTGAACGGCATGATCAAGAACATCGAGGTTCAGTCATCGGCTGAGAATGCCTATGACACGGCGTTCCAGTGGGCGTGTGGTGGTGGTTTCGGCGTGCTTCGCGTCAAGTCTGAATATGAGTCGCCAGATACATTCGACCAATGCCTGCGCGTCGAGGCTGTGCTTGATCCGATGACGGTGTTCTGCGATCCAGCGGCACGCAAGTTCGACCGTTCCGACGCCCGCTATTGGTTCGTCTCAGAGCTGATCCCGCAGAGTGACTTCAAGGCCCGTTGGCCGGATGCTGAGGTGGTCGACTTCGACGTCGCCCGTACAGATAGCGATTCCGACCTTCTGTGGTGCACCGAAGACATGGTGCGCATTGCCGAGTATTGGTACTGCGAGAAAGAGTCCAAGACCATTCACCTGCTATCGGATGGCTCGATTGTCGATGCCGATGAGTTTGACGAATACCAGAAGGAGTTCGCCAATCCACCAGCAGCGCCGCAAGACCCGAACGCACCGCCAGGAACGACGCCGCAGCCTGTCTTCCCGCCTGTAACGATCAAGTCCACCCGTGAGGTCGAGGTGGATTGCGTCTATTCATGCCCGATTAGCGGCACAGGCAAGCTTGAGGAGCCGACGAAATGGGGCGGCTCGATGATTCCGATTGTCCCGCAGTGGGGCGATCTCATCAGCATCGACGGCAAACAGGTGTATTCGGGCATGACCCGATTTGCTCGAGATGCGCAGACCATTCACAACTTCGAAATGTCCAGCATGGTCGAGGTAGTGGCGAAGCTGCCAAATAGCCCGCTCAAGGCTACGCCGCAGATGATCAAGGGCTTTGAGTCCTATTACGAACGGCTGGGTTACGACGATCCGCCCGTCCTGCTCTACAACGCCGATCCTACGGCTCCGGGTGGCTCTCCAAGCCGCGAGCCTATGGCACAGCTGCCCACGGCCCTAGCCAACCTAGCAAGTCTCGCTGTGGACGAAATGAAGGCCACGACGGGCGTCTATGATGCCTCTATCGGCAGCTCAGGCAACGAAACCAGCGGACGGGCGATCATGGCCCGCAATGCGCAGGCTGACACGGCCAACTTTGTCTATGTCGACAATCAGGTGAAGGCGCTCAAGCGATTGGGCGAAATCCTGATTGATGCCATTCCGCATTACTATGATGCCGAGCGATCCATTCGCATCCTTGGGCCTGATCTGGCGGAGAAATACGTCAAGATCAACCATGCCGTGGTCGACCCCAAGACAGGCCAGATGGTGGTCGAGAATG